GCCAAACGAGATGCCGCTTGACGGGTCGCGGAAATAGGAAGCGTCGTCCACCAGAACTGGGCGCAGGGCGACGATGTCGCCTGTCGGCCCCATAGTGCGCGAGCGCGACCCCGGCGGCCACGTAACAACTTGATCTTGGGTTGAAAAAACTGCCAGACGTTCGGTATTCCAACTGTCGATCATCTGGTTCATGGCGTTCAGCGCGTCTTGGGCGGTTTCGCCAGAAGGAACTTCGCCTTCCGCCAACTGACCAATGAGCCGCAAGGAACCGTAAATGATGTCGGCAGTTGTCGTCATGCTAGTCGTCCTTCCGGGGGCGGCCGCGACGGCGCGGAGCCTCTGCCATCACGTTAGCTTCAGCCGTCAATTCTGGCAAGTCGTCGGCAACCAGTTCGTCCGGGTCGAAACGCACCCAGCCGTTCTGTTCGTCGTACTGCGCTTCCAGTTCCATCGTGGCAATCTTGATGCCATGACGGTAGTGCATCAGGTAAATTTCAGCCATGGTTTTCCCTTGTGAAGAACAGGCGGTCCGAGAACCGCCTGTTTGATTACGCGATGAGGCTCAGCGCCTGAAGCCGACTTTCAAGTTCCGCGACGCGCGTCTGAAGGTTGGCGATGACGGCCAGAACCGAGTTGCCTTCGTCCTTGGTCACAAAACCATAGGCGCTGGTGTTGATCAGGTCCTGAATGGCGTAGTCCGGCGTGCCGGGAGCCGTTGAGGTGATCGACGTCAACTGCGTCGTCAGGGCTGCACCCTTGGCCGAGTAGACCGGGTTAACGATGGTGGCGCCGTCGAGGTACGGATCCTCGTAGGCAACACCAACAGGCTTCGTATTGGGCATGTTGTTCTCCTTGATGAGTTAGACCCCCGCCGAAGCGGGGGCCGTGTTACTTACGAGATCGCGTACAGCGCCCAAGAGCTGTCGCCCAGACGACGGGCGCGGAAGCTGCGCACCGTGCCGGCCGTGGCCGCGATGGTCATCAGACCCTGCGAACCGCTTGAACCAATCGTCCAGCCGGTGTTGGTCGTCATGGTGATGACGCCAGAGCCGGTGACGTTGATCACGCGGAAGTCGAAGGTCGAGCCGACCTTGGAGTTGGTCAACACCGCGTCAAGGTCCGAGGCCAGCGGCAGCGTGTACGCCGCCGTGGTCGTCGGGGAGCCGAGGATGATGCCGTTGATCAACTGAGCCGAAGTCAGCGTCGCGCTGTCTACGGCAGTTGCGGGGGCCGCAGCGACGGAAATCTTAACTTCGTTAAGATTGCCATCGTTGAACTGATAACCGCCGCCTACGCTAGGAATAGCCATTGTCGTATTCTCCTATCTTTAACCTGTTAACCCCAGAGACGGCAAGCCATCGGGGCGCGGATGACCGAGTAGCCATACAGCACGTCAATACGGCACGGCAGGCGGTCATTGTTGATGTCGTACTGGCGCACAATTCGCATCGAGATGCCATTGTGAACCTGGCGAGAAGCCATATCGACACCCTGCGGCAGAAGAAGATCGGCCGTGGCAAACGAGATAGCGTCCTTGTGGTAGATCAGGTTCTGCGGGTAGATCGTCGAAGCAGCGCCGACGAACGTCACGGCAGCGAGGTTCTGCGGGAAGCTGTTGACCGTGGCCAGAGCGTTCGCAGGGGTGTAGATCGCCGGGCTGATGTTGACATCCGTGAACTTGCTGGCAGCAGCGGTGTTAGCCGCAGTGACAACAAACTGCTGGAGCGAGCCAGTAGACTGACGGGTCTGCGGGTTGACCGCATACACGTTGGCAATCGTGAAGACGTCGCCGACAGTGAGGGTGTTACCCGTGGTGCCGTTCAGCGTGATCTTCGAGGTGCCTTCAACCGACATCGTGCCGTCCACCGTGATGGTGCCGGTACGGCTGCCCGTGGTGTGCTGCTGGATCGACTGCGACATGTTGATCTCTTCGTAGCCGAGAACACCTTCGCCCATCATGCCGTTCTTGAACTGGCGGGAGATCGTGTCAACGGGGTTGAAGAGGCCCTTCATGCCTTCGACGAGGCCAGCGTTGGCGGCCGGGTTCACGGTCGCGTAGCGGCTCGGCATCATGGCGGCGAACTCGTTCAGCTTCTGCTGGCCCTGAAGCAGGACGAGCGAAGTGGCCGGGGTCGTGCCGGGGGTGCCGACGGAGGAGTAGATGCCCTTGTAGGCGCTGGCAACGTCAGCGTCGATGGACGATGCAAGCTGCGAGATACGCGGCTTCAGAACACGATCCGCGAAATCGTCAAGCTGCATGGTCAGTTCGGCCGACGTGAAGTTCACGCCGATGTGCTTCTGGTTGTTGACAGAGAGCGTGGTGAACTGCTCGTTGTCGTCCTGAACCTGAAGGGCTGCACCGTCGGTGACCAGAGCGCGGTCGGGCAGACGGATGCGGAGGGTCGAACCGATCTTGGCACCTTCGACAGCGAAGCTGTCGTCGTACTGACGGTTCACGTTGCGGGTGATCACCAGGTTGTTCTCGAGGATTTCGAGGGCCTTGCGGGTGATCATATCAATTGTAAGAAGGCTATTGGCCATGATGTCTATGTCCTATGGACTAACGTCTGCGGTTAGCCTCGTACTTCTTGATCTGGCGCAGCCGTTCCGCTTCGATCCAATCCGACGTTGACATGGCCTTCACAGACCGTGGGTCGGTGGTGTCGTATGCAGGCGCACCAGAGGTGCGGGCCGTGACCGGAGCAATAGGTGCCGGGGCGGTGGAAGTTTTCTTGGCCGGTGGATTGTCGCCGAGTTTGGCTTCAATCTTTCCGATTTCCCGTGCCTGCAAGAGCGGTGATAGGCGCGCAATCCGTTCGGCTTCCTTGGGGTTCGATCCGAGGTAATAGATTACATCGGGGCCGTTATCCGAAGCCTGAATGGTCTGCGCCATCGTTTCCGTGACGGGTAGCTTGGGGTTGTACGCGACCTGTTCAAAGTCGTCGTACTTGTTCCGCGCTTCCTCTTCACGGTCGTGATAGGCATCGAGCGTAGCCTGACGTTCGGCCTCTGCGTCGCGCTTCGCCAAGAGTTCTTGGGCTTTGCGTTCGGCAAGGGCGTCGGCGTAGGTCTGCGTGTCTGCGAAGTCGTCAGCTTTCAGCGGTTCCGATGGAACGGGCTGGGACTTGGCCTTCTGCGCCTGCTCGCGCTCCCATTTCCGTTGTTCTCTTGCAAGACGTTTGCCGACGATTGCGTCCAATTCTTCCTGAGTGAAGGTCTTGGATGCTTCCGTTGGCGTCGGTTCCGGCGGTGTATCTGGTGCGGCAACAGGTTCAGCCGTGGGGGCCTGTTCCGGCGCGGGCGCACCCGCTAGTTCGTTCTCGGTCATCTATTCACCTTTCGGTTCCTGGCGTGCCCTGCCAGTAGGGTTGAGTTTGTGTAACACGATTTGTTACAGAGGTCAAATTAGGTAATCTGTTTCCAATCAGCAGCTGACGCGACGCCAGTTGCAAGGTATCCAACGCCCGCCGCAACTGCAATTTGGCCTACATAGCGCGGTGTTGCGATTACGCTATTGACTACGCCAGCTTGCCCAAAAGGCATCCAAGTGCCGGGGGTTCCAGCGGTTGTGCAAACCCACCCAACTTCGCGGCCTTGAGCAACAGAACGGTTAAGTGCAATGTCGCCTATTTCATAAGTGCCGGTAAACGACGCCGCCGGATCGGCTGCGGTAAGCCCGACAAAACGTCCGAAGTCAAAAAAGTTTTCGTAGACCCCGGCTGTATCAACAGAGGATAGCGGAACAAATTGAGTTTGGTTTTTTCCTGTGCCTGATGATCTAAGGTTATACAGAGTTCCGCTTGTTAGCGTTTCGTTGGTTGAAATTATCTCTCCAAAACTATTAGCAAGACAATTATTAAGGTAAACTAGATATGCGTTATTTCCTATTCCCACATCAATAGTAGTGACTTTGGCAAAAATCATATTTGCCTGTATATGCGTAGCCGTTGTAAATGAAAGCATACGACGGTTAGCCGTAATCATTTCGCAGCTTTCAAGCGCAAACGTATCAATTTGAATAGATGAGCAATCCACTGTTGTAAGCGCCTGTCCGTCCATCATCTGATCAGCAGCGCAATTTTTTAAGACGACTTCAGTGAAGTCTTGGAAATAAAACCCTTTAGACAAGGGCAAAGGTGTAGCAACCCGACCACTTACGCCGCAGCCAATAAGGCTAAGCGTTGTTCCGCCTCCGGTTTCAAAATACCAGCCCCAATCGTAGTTGTAATCGGCGCGGCAGTTAATGAACACAGTGCCAAAAATAGAGGCGTCAGAATTAGCAGGGCCAGTTTTTTTATTGTAAAACCCAGTGTACGCATTCCGCGTGGTCACGCCGATCCAAGTGTTTTTAGACGCCTGTAAAGTACCGTTCGTTAACTGAATGGCTCTGGCCGCTGCATTGCTACGCTGCGTGGTATACCAGCAATGGAAATCGCGGAAAATATGCGCATTTCCTTCAACCAGCAAAATTCCAATGTCGGTATCCGCAAAAATTTTCGCGCCGTTACCTTCAATGCTTACGTTGCGCGCGGTTACAGTAGAAGTAACACGATACTTGTCGCCGTTACCAAACACCACCATCACGCCTACGCTAAGATTTTGTAGGCGTAAAACTTCAGCGTAATCAAATGCAGCTTGTAGGGCTGCGGTATCATCAGCGACACCATCACCAACAGCGCCAAAGTCGCGCACATTGATTGTCGCTCCATCAATCATAGAGTAGGTGGCTTTAGTCAGCGTCATATGTCAACCTTTCGAAAATGCTTGTACTTCAGCGTTCACTATACGTTGTGGCCAGTACATTATTTTTCGCGCGTGACCGTTTAAGAAAACAAACCCGACGCGGTTCCCAATGTCCATACGGTCAACCACAGGCAGGTTGCCGCTAGATGTAGAACCTGGGGTGTTTGCGTTAAACGACCAAGCGAAAGAGTTTTGCTTGTACGCGGCGCAAATGCCGTAGGCGGTGTTACCAACAACGACAGGCGTGCCGCTGTTTCCACTATCCGCCGCAGTAGCGTTAGAAACAATAGATGTGAACCGACCCAAACCTAATGAACCGTTAACAAACCAATAGTCCAAACGGTTAGCCGTAGACCCGTCGTTTATGTTAAGCGCCATTTTTGTGGCATTTGGCGTAATCGTATCGCCAAAGAAAGCAAAAGCGCCCTCAGTCTGGTTATACCAACTGCTGAAGTTGGTGCCGGTCATCTGCACAACATCGGCGTTTCTTGTCAGGCTTGTGGTCGTCGTTGGAATGTAGCTGGTGGCGAATGCGCCTGCTTCAATCTGAGTTCCTGTAAGATATACGCCTTTGGTAACGTCGCCTACGTATGTGGATACGAGTGTGGCGTCTTTGTATATGACACAAATGCCCCTCGACTGCCCGCTTGGCGCCGTAAACTGCGTACTGATACTTACCCGATACCAACCGTCTAAAAACGCTTGTATAGTCGAGGCGCCGTTAGTTCCCGTTCCTCTGTTCGTAGCGGGGGTAACAGTACCGGCGGCTAAGTTGACTACGCACCCTGAACCGTTACCAGAGTTATCATCGACAATTAGCCCGATGTAGTCGCGCCCCAAGCCGCCGCGAAGCCATATAGAGTGCGTGACCGTAGATGAATTTGCGTGGAAAAATCGAGCGTAATCGCACAGATGTTCCGCGTTTGCGGTCGTTTCTAAAAATTTAGTGCCTGTTCCCGTAGGCGACGTTGATATGTCGATTGCGTTTGGCGTAACATTCGCAATCGCCCAAGTTGCGTCGTACAAGCCGGAACTTGTGTGCGCGTTGAACCGTGTTTCTTCAATTAACAGCCCCCGGCAAACGCCCGTTAGAGGGTCAAAATCAAACCGGGGAAGGTTGGC